GCACAACAGTGGGGGGATTAGATAATAAAAAAGCCCCCGGAGGGGCTTAAGTCAGGCCGGAATTTCAGGCCAGGTGATGTCAGGGGCGGTTGAAAGATCCAGACGGTTCAGAGCGACACGGTAGGTTTTCCAGTCTTTGAGAAGTGTCAGTTCATCTTGTGTTGCAGTACCGATATCGATCGCATCCTGTAAAGGGGAAATAGCCAATGTCGCATTGGTCATTAGCAAAGTTAATTTATTTTTAGCTTCAAAAATAATTTGTTCCTTTGTAGGTGCGGGAATATCTACCCAAGTAGGAATTCCATTTGGACCGCTTGATCTCATTTTCCCATCAGGTGAAGGTTCGGTCTGAAATTCGTTATAAACCTCTTGGCTAACGGCAAGGGCATCTGCTGGCCAGCTTCCGGCACTTTCATAGATATCCCGAAGTTCTTCAGCATAGAAGCCATTGGTAGCCGGGCTGTAAAAATAATTATTCATCTCATCTCCTTACCAGCCAATGGCTGTCCAGTAACTGCCGCCGCTATCTTGCCCGCAGGTGAAACCTATATTATTGATGATCTGCGCTGTTCCAAAGTTATCTGAAAACACGCCACCACCTCCATTAAGGACTGTGACTTGTACATTTGCGCATGCACTTGGGAATGCGATAGGGTAGTTAACTGTGAGCCAACCACGGCTGCCTTTATTGACAAAACCCCACTGGAAAATCATCCCTGTATCACCGCACCGCCACCATCCACTTTGACCAAAGCCAGCTGTATTACGAGCAACGGGCTGCGGGTTAACCGGAGTAAAAACTCGCTGACCATTTTCCTGAAGTAAGCCTGAAGTATTAAGACCGCCATTACCTGAGATAGATACATTTCCTGTTTGTACGCTGTTTTGGTAATTGACTATTCTAAAATTAAATCCTCCAGAACCACCGCCTTTATTATTTACAAAATTTGACTCACCCTGCCCATTACTTTCATTCCAGCCAATATATGTGCCTTGCCCTAAACCTGGATTCGGCAATCCATTTGCACCTAAGAATTGTGCATTTACATAACCGGATACATTTCCTCCTGAAGACGGATAGGCACCTACTTCCCCAGGAGTCGGTGGATTTTTCCCCGTATAAATAACACCCTGACTGACATTATCCACGGTCGCATAAAGTTTATCGCCTTTACCCCAGTCAATATAAATTCTGTGATTTTCCACGTAATTTAATCCACCGCCAGCCTGGACAGCCTGGTAATTACCTACATTTCCGAGTCCAATGTTAGATGCATTCAGCGAGATATCCGCCGTCCCATCAAATGCCACTCCTGCTATTTTTCTTGCCGTCGCCAGCTTGGCCGCTGCAACAGCAGTTCCGCCTGCGGGTAAGCGCCCGTTAGCATTATCATTCGCAGATTTCGCCAGGTCATAAGACGTTTTTACTGCCTTCGGCGTTGCTGCCAGAATTTCACTGGTGCTGTCCACCGCGTTGCTCAACTGAACGAAACCTTTCGCGGTCAGCGTGCCGTCGGGGTGACGCCGTGAGGCTTCGTGTTCTGCCAGCAAATTATTAACGTATTCTTCGGTCGCAATAATCAGGGTGTCATCAATGGTCAGGCTGACCGCATCGGTATCTGTGACGGTTAACACCATGCGCAGGGTTTGTGTCCGGCCGGAACCTTCTTCGAGCGTAGGTTTATAGCTGTCGGCCATATTACTGACGGCAATCAGTTCACCTTCTGCGGAAAATAACCCCATTTCACGCATCCAGAAACCGCCGATTTCTGCCGGGATAATGGCTTCAGCAATAATCCAGTTGGCATTTTTATTATCGATTTTGATGGAGTTCAGCTTCAGGCGGTAGGTTTCATGGACCAGTGCCGTCTGCCCCACAGAGGGTTCAGTCGCGCTGCCATTACCGTCACCGACGGCCAGTTGGGTAATATTCACGTCTTTTCCACTTTCGATGGCTGACGCGATGCGCGCCTGCCCGAGGGTAGTGACGACGGATTTAAATTTGCTCATAAGATTCCTTATCAGTCCGGATAAACAGTGAGTATTTCTGCGTCATGCATTGCCGCGGCCAGATAAACGGTGCCGGGAATATCCTGGGTAATTGTCAGCCCGATTAGGTGACGGCTGGCAGGCTTCGCATCATTAATCAGGCGTTCCATTTCTTCGTACATAGCTTCATCAATACCGGAATCGAGAACGCCGATATCGAGTTTGAAAGTGCCCGGTGGATCATCGGTTTCCCACCATTCGGTGACCTTAATGACATAACCCAGTGGCTCGACCACGCGTTTGATAGCGCTGATGGTGCCTTTGTGCTGATGGATGAACCAGGCGGACTGAATCACGCTGCGCTTTGTCGTCGTAGGCCATTCACTGTCCCATCGGTCGACAGACAGCGCCCATGCCAGATAGGGCAAAAAGTTGGCCGGGCAGGTTTGCGGATCCCATAACGTTTTCAGCGGAACATTTACACGGGCCAGTTCAGCGCAGGCTTCTGCGGCTGCCAGTTCCAGCGCGGAGGAACCACTGGGTAGCAACCTGTTACTCATCGGAGCCTCCGACGGTAATGACGTAGTTTGTACAGTAAGAAGCTTGTGTACTGTCGAGCACAATATCTGCGGCGGGTTTAGCTAGTTCCACACGCTGGACGCCTTCTACGTGCAATGCGGCATAGATGGCAGATAGCCGAATGTCACGTCCGAGGCGGTGCTGATCGCTGATATAAGATTTCAGCTTTTCTTCAGCTGCGAGGGTGATAGGTTCAGACTCAGGCCCCGGATACAGGTATAGCGTGGCGTCAATTTCATACGGCACCACACTGGCCGACTGAACCAGAACCCGGTCGGCTATTGGCCTAACATTTTCGTCGTTTAATGCGATGCGCACCTTGGCCAATAAATCTTCCGGAGCGATGCCATTGGCTTCGCGTGACAGCACGGAAATGGTGACATTCGCGGGGGACGGGCTGATAACCGAAATATCCGCTACCCGCCCATCGGCTGAGAGACCGTGGAATTCGTAAGAGCCGGAAGGACCGGCGACGCTCATTCCTTCAAAGGCCTGCGGGATGCGTGTTCGGAAGTCGGCATCACTTTCCATGACCGCCGGGACGGGTGGAACTTTGGTGTTATCCGCAGGCGTCAGTACCAGTCGCTGTACGCCATTGTTCGCCGCCAGCTGATCCAAATCACTGCCCGTCGCATACGCCACCATCACTGCCCTTGCGGATTCGTTGACGCGCTGGCGCAGGATCAGTTCGCGGTAGGCGTTCTCCTGCAACAGCTTGACCAGCGGTTCGGATTCCAGTGTCAGCGTGCGGCTGATGGCTTCCTGCTGGTCGGCCGGGTAGAGGGAGATCAGCGTCGTTTTACGTTCTTCAAGCAGGCTTTCATAATCCAGTTGTTCGACCACATCGGGGGCCGGTAACTGGCTCAAATCGATCGTTGCCATAAGTGTCAGCTCACAGGAATGTTCAGGGAGAAATCCGTCGCCGTATCGGTACGGCTTCCGGTCAGTTCCACCACCATCTTGCCGGTGTAATCGGAGTCGAAAGTGATGGCATTCAGTGAGATGCGTGGCTCCCACTGCAACAGCGCGGTGTAGCAAATCGCGGTCATTTGCAGCCGCAACGCGCCGTTTTGCGGCTGGTCAATCAGTTCAGAAAGCAGCGAGCCGTAATGGCGGCGCATCACACGGGAACCCACCGGTGTAGTCAAAATGTCGCTCACGGACTGGCGGATATGGTCGAGATCTTCAATCGCCGTGCCGCTGTTTCTGTCCATTCCCAGGTATTTTGGTTTGCTCATTGCGGGCCTCCTGTCTGGCCACCGCCGGTCTGGACGCCGCTGTGGCGGTGGGTGTGCACAATAATGCCGTTGGATGTCAGGCTGCCGCCGCTGTGAATTACATTGCCGGTCAGCGTGCCGCCTTGTTTGACCTCGAGTGAGCCGGTGGTCAGCTTGCTGGTGCAAACCACTTCCGGCGTATCCAGGGTGATGCGCGTACTGGCGGTGCAGCGGATTTCAGGTGCTGTGACCTCCACGTTCTGCGATGCATTGATCACCGCCGTTTTGACGCCGGTGACTTTCAGCGCGCCGTTTGCCGGTTCGTATTCAAAAATGGCGCCGTCCGGAAAGGCCAGATGAAGGGCATCCGCCGAAGCCGAAGGTGCGGGCGAGGCATCCGAAAAAACAGCCGGTAAAACGAATGCCGTATTCAGTTCGCCGCCCATCGAGAGCAGCAATACCTGTTCGCCGACAGAGGGCGCCCACCAGCTGCGCGTGCGGCCTGCGCGGTGCGTCATCCACGGCAGCCAGGCCGTCACGTTGCTGCCCGTCGCGACGCGGCAGCGGGCGTTAGCCAGATCCAGTTCTGAGACGTTACCGATGCGCACCAGATTGCCAATCAGCCGCATTATGTCGTTGAGTTGAAGAGTCGTATTCATGGGATAAAGGATGCCGTTTCAGAGGGTTGAGCGACAACCGATGGCCGTTCGGCCGCGGCTGACACAACAAGGTTTATCGGGTCACACCGTCCAGCTGCTGATCAGTTCTCCGTTAAGATTAACCTG